ATTACTTCATATTGGTTTAATTCGATTTGCATTTTAAGCCCCTTTATAAATTAAATAGTTTCACCAAAAAAACCGCAATTAAGCGGCTTTGATGGTTTAGCGGTGGGTTTAGTCAGAGTGAAGCGTTAGCAATGTAGTCTTTTTGAAGCCCCCTTTTTGCTGATTCATAGCAACAGTGGGGAATGCCATACTTTTCCTTTAATTCAACAATGGCCCTATACTCTTTAGCAAGCCAGAAACATTGATTTTGGTGGCTTTCGCCTTGGTACATTATTTTTGCAGCGCCTAAATTATGTATTAATTGCGCTATTGCGGTTCCAGTTTCATTGTCTAAAATAGTCATTTTTTTGCCTTTGTTAGTTGGTGGTTGTTTATTCGTATGCAATTTTAGTTAAACAGACTTGATTGATCCCATTTTCAAAAACGGTGTGCCTTTTGTAGCTAATTTTGCCCAAAGCCTCTAAAAAATCATTTTCTGTGCATTCGACAACAAATTCATCGTCTTCACTTTCATACTGATAGCCACACAAAAAGAATCGAATATCTTGTTTCATGTTTAGCCCCTTATTAGTATTTGGTTGTTGATAAATTCAATGGTCAAAGTATCACCAGCGTTAAAATGCTTTTTAATACCTTTGATTGAAATACGACGATCTGCGCGCGCGTTATTTGTGCGGTATAGGTTTATAACGGTTTCAGTACCATCGCTAAAAAATGCGGCTAGTTGGTGACGATCACCGCTTACCATATCGGCAAAATCTACACTTTGAAAGATGGCAAATTCGCGAACGCTTGTATTAGCGTCAATGATTGCCTTATCTAGCATGGTGCTAGTCAGTTTTATTTGTGCTTTCATTTATAGCCCCTTAAAAGATGTTGTGAAAGATTAAATAGCTAGTGGTAGCAGCGATCCAAAAGGCAATAAACGGCCAGCTAAACCCCACTAAGAAACGGTGAATCTTTTTTAATATTGATTGTTTGGGTGGTGGTGTGGCGGTGGGTTGATCTATTCGGAAACACTCCCCGAACTGATCGCGGTATGCAATAGCCTCATTATTTAGGTACAAATATTCGCCATCCGTTCTAAATTGACCAATCGCGCATGAATCACCGCGCATAAAGTTGTTAATTACCGTAATCGGTAAAGCTTCAATACTCATACTGTCACTCCAAATTTAATAAATTCCGCTTGTTCGTGGCCTATACCTTCAGCAACACGACGAGCATTTTCATATCCGTAAACGCTACAAATAAAAGCTGAATTATTGCCGTCATTGTCTTGCCAATACAGGCAGTAGTTATTATCACTAAAAGCACTCTTAAAATGCTCGACTGAAATAGTATTGTGAACAATTGTAGATTTCATGCTGTCACCTCCAAAAGATTAGACCCATTAAAAAAGTCACCTTCGATTTTAATAAGGCGCTCAGACATTCCCACCGATTCACCAGTACTGGCTTTCATTGGCGCATAGAGTCGGACAATGCGCTCCTGTTTATCATGCCATTCGGTCTTAAAGCTACGCATGGTCTGCCCGAAAAATCGCATGGTGTCGCGGCTGAAATAGTGCTGACCTAATACACCGCTGTCTTTTATATCTAAAGCTGTAGGTATTCTCATTACACCGCCTCCTTGGGTACTCGATAGCCCTCGAATAATTGGCGTAGCTTATTAGCCATAAACGACCAATAGTTATCGCAGATTTTATCCTCTTGCTTTGATGTTGCATCTTGTGGGATTGATCCCCACTCTTTAGCAAGCTCGATAATGTTGTAATAGGTGTAATCAATGGGAAGGGCTAAACCTTGCAACCAATCTGATATTGCTTGATGCGACCCCCAATGACTAACCGCCCACATTTGAGAGCCATAAAAATCAGCTCTAATTATCTCTATAACTTCTTTAGGTGATAAGTCGTAAGCGTTTAATTGGTCGCAGTCGTCTAAATGGCAACGCATAGCGTCGATCAGATAAAGTTTTGCGGTTTTGTCTAGCTCAGTTGATTTGCTCATTTGTTGCCCCTTATATATTTGGTAAAAAGATAGATAATTGAGTTAATGGCTGCACTTCCTAAGAATGCAAAAGCCATTGCAATTGATAAAGCTTGGAAACCATCCATTATTTATTGCCCCACATCTGTTCCCATTTATCGCGCTGATCTTGTTGCGCTTGCTTTATCTGTATAGATGTTACTGGTGGTAAATTGTCACTAACGTAACGTGAATGCCTAATGACATCACAGAGCAAAGCGTCATCGGATGGCTCATTATTTGGATCATTGTCCAATAAATGCCATTCATAGCAGCTTAAATCGTTGTCATCATCTGGACACTGGATAGGATTTTCTAACATTCTGCTCATTACTTTACCCTCATAACATGATGCCAATTACCAGTAACAGAAGACATGTTTTCTTCAAGTAAACCAATACCTCCAGAAATAATGAAAGATTCAACATACTCGCGGACAGTTTCTTGATTGTCATAAACTTCCGATAAGTATTCTTTAATATGGCTTATTGAATCTGCGTCTAGTTCTACGGTGAAGTTAATGTTAATTTTCATTTTATAGCCCCTTTGTTAATATACGTTTATTGTACCACTAATACATAATATATATCAACAATATCGACGCTTTATTTCACTATTTGCACCAACTAATTCACATAACGTATAGGCTTTTAATCATGGCTAAAATGGGAAGGCCGACAAAATACAGCGACGAAATAGGGGAAGTTGTTTTTGATCTAATGGACGAAGGTTTATCTGTGGTTCAAGTTGCGCGGAAGTTAAACATAGCTCGATCAACATTATATTTATGGGCTTCTGAAAATCCTGACTTTATGGACACGTTTACCCGCGCGCGAGAAGCATCAGAGGCATGCTGGGAATATAAGTTCACTGACATGATGAAAGACCGCCTTGTGAATGCGCCTCTAGTAAAGCTGTATTTCTGCAATCGCTTCAAATGGAGTGAAAACGATCAAGCAGCGCAAGAGGAACACGCAACACCGAAAAGCATACAAGTGGAAATAGTAGACGCGCGTAAAGCTGACTAATGGATATATCTGTTAACGTCCCCCAAGCTAAGTTTCTAAGCCTTGATAATAAGTACCGCGCTTTCGTTGCTGGCTATGGGTCGGGTAAAACGTTCATAGGCTGCGTGGCTCAATGCTTAGACTTCTGGAAGTACCCAAAGATCAACCAAGCTTATTTCGCGCCTAGCTATCCCCAAATTAGAGACATCTACTATATAACAGCTCAACAAGTGGCCGCTGCATGTGGTCTAAGGGTTGAAATAAGAGAGGGAAATAAAGAGGTTCATTATTATAGTGGTCGCACCTATCGCGGAACGGTCATATGTCGCTCTATGCAGCTCCCTCAGACGATTGTAGGGTTCAAGGTGGGTAATGCGCTAGTTGACGAGATCGACGTTATGGATACTAATAAGGCCTCTTTAGCGTGGAATAAAATAATTGGTCGTTTACGCTGGGAAGATGCCCCGAATAGGGTATCTGTTACGACTACCCCAGAAGGTTATAAATTCGTATACCAGCGGTTCGTTATGGATCAGACGGCTAACTACGGATTAGTGCAAGCAAGCACATACGACAATGAAGCTAACCTACCTGATGGATATATTGAGTCACTAGCTGACACATACAACCCAGAACTAAGAGCTGCATACTTAAACGGGCAATTTGTAAACCTGTTTTCGGGCACTGTATACCGATCATACGAACGTAAACGTTGTGCTAGTCGCGAGACAATACAACCCAAAGAGCTATTGAGGATCGGTGTTGATTTCAACGTGACCAATGGCTCTGGAGTTACCTATGTGACGCGCGGTGGTGTATGGCATGCAGTCGATGAATTGACAGGCATATACGACACACCTGAATTGATCGCCACCATTAAACAGAAGTACCCCGAACACCAAATTAGAATATACCCCGATGCTAGTGGTGGATCACGTAAAACCGTAGATGCCTCTATATCTGACATAAGCCTCTTGCAATCAGCAGGGTTCGCGGTGTACGCCAATAGATCAAACCCATTAGTCAAAGATCGAGTAATAGCCGCTAACGTGGCATTCGATAAGGGTCTAGTTAAGGTCAATGAATTGCTTTGCCCTGAATACTCCCGATGTTTAGAGCAGTTAGCTTATGACGCTAACGGATCACCCGATAAGAAATCAAACTTGGATCACCTCCCTGATGCGGGAACCTATCCTATAGCCTACGAGATGCCAGTGGTTAAACCTGCTGCGAATGTCTCAATTAAATTTGTGAGTTAACTATGCCAGTAGATACGCAGAATACAGATTATGCAAAGCATCTTCCGGTCTGGGAGTTAGTGCGCGATTGTGACGAGGGCGCAACAGCTATCAAGTCAAGGCGCGGCCGTAGAACTGTATATGCTGGTGGCATAGGACTAGTAGAGGGAACGGCATATCTTCCTGCACCTAATGCAACCGATGGTAGCACCGAAAACCAGATCAGGTATGAAGCATACCGCAACCGCGCCAACTTTGTGAACTTTGTCAGTCATACCAAAGAGGGCATGTTGGGCATGGTATTCCGCAAGCCTACAGAGATTAACCTCCCGACTAGCCTTGATTACCTGTTAGAGAATGCCAACGGTAACGGTTTACACCTAGACCAGATGATTAAAGATGCGGCCTCCGATACCTTACTTACTGGTCGTTATGGGTTGCTAGTAGATTATCCGCAGACCGACGAGGGATTGACCCAAGCAGAAGTTAGCAATAAGGGGCTACAAGCCTCGATTCTAGCCTATCCTGCTGAGTCGATTATTAACTGGCGTTGTGAAGTTGTCGATGGTGTTAAGCAATTAACAATGGTTGTGCTACAAGAGCCACGCATAAAGCCCTTAGAGTCTGATCCGTATGACGTTGAACACTGCATGTATCACCGCGTTTTAATGTTGCTTGAGGGTGTCTATACCCAGTTACTGTATGACGAGAACAACGAGTTAATTGTAAGCGATATTGTACCGCGTAAATCAAACGGCTCGACATGGGACGTTATCCCTTTCGAGTTTATTGGATCGACTAATAACGATGAAACATCTGACAAAGCCCCCCTATATGACATAGCTGAAGTCAATATCGCCCACTATAGAAACTCTGCTGATTATGAGGAATCGAGCTTTATTGTCGGACAACCTACACCAGTAATCGCAGGACTAACGCAATCTTGGGTCGATGATAACTTTGCTAACGGTATCGAGCTTGGATCAAGAGCAGGGCTATTACTACCCCTTGACGCTAACGCAAGCCTATTGCAATCAGC